GCGCAAACGATCTCGGCAGGCTCTTTGGGATGTTGCCGTACTGGATGAGTGGGTGAGAAGCTACCGAAGCGAAGCGATAGCGAAACTGCCAAAGGTTGAGACAGGGCAGACCCCGGCACACGAAGTCATCGGGCTAATCATTCAGGCGTTGCGGGTGGATGGAGAACTAGCCACCGATGGAGAATGTCTAGAAGCGGTAGCGGAAATTATTGAGAAGGGCGGGTGGGGTCCCGTTTATGGTGCTATGCTCACTCTGTCCAACGATGCCGAAAGGGGCAACTAATGACCACGACCACCAACGATGCGCAGAATTACAGCGCAACTATTAGCGAAGAAGTAGAAGCACTAGAGCAGTTACTTTCTGACCCGTTTGGAGAAGAAAGAGAAACACTGCTGACCAAGTTAGAACTAGACCACCTAGAACCAACCGATGACGGACACGACATCATTGCCGTTTGGCTCAATGAAGATGTGTTGGATGTTTCTGTGCAGATTGACACACGGAAAGACACGGTGAACGGGCGAGTAGTGCTACTGCGTACCGTTGGCGGTCCTCGTTGCGAAGTTGTCCGCGAGTACGGGAACGGGACAGCAGTAGAAGTCCTTACTTGGTCTTGTGGGGAGTTTGGGCGGGTTGTTCTGTATGTTGATTGTCTGTCCGCATACTTTGATGAACTCATAGAAACTCATCACGACTACTAGAGAGAGTGAGTTGCGAACACTCCACCCGTTAGCGACTAATCCGCGTAGCCTGGTATCGATCATTGCCGGAGCTGCGAAGTGTCCCCCCGACACTGAGACCCCACTACCGACACCTTCCCCCCCGTTGGTGCTTGGCTGGTGGGGTCTCTTGCTGTAGTCTCACTTGTGGCACTCCCGCCACACCGCCTGAAAGGGGCAACCGATGACCACTTACCACGACCCAGACCCAACACCGCCACACGGCACGCCTAGACCACCCGTGTCTAGGTCTGCTCTTGCGCTCGGTGCGCTTTGGGATTACTCCTACACGCTCTCTCAGATTGCTGAACGCATAGAACGAGACAAGAACCTAAGTGCTCAGGATGTCGCCTTGTTTGTTTCGCTTTGCAAAGTGATGAACGATGACCTTGTGAATGTTCTGAACGCTCTGAACGCTGAAGAATTGCCTAGTGCCTTTGGTGGTGCGCTGGATAGGTAGCCCCTATCGGCTCAGTAGCGTTCTAGACGCTCCGTAGAGACCCCTGCCCTAGTTGGTGGGGGTCTTCTGCTGTTCTGGGGGCAATGCCACACTCCGCAAGGCGGAACTAATCGCCCACCGTGAGAGCGAGAGAGAGCGCAAGTAGCCACCCCGCCCCACACACTCACCGCCGGCAGCGCGGCCTGGACGTCGTAGCTAGAACTCGATGGGCCACCACGACAGGACACCACCACCACAACGGCCCACACTCACCAGGCACCAGGCACCAGACGCCACCTACCCCACGTCACCCCGACAGACACGGCTGGTTCACCACGTCACCTACCCCACGTCACCACCTACCACGTCACTCACCACTCACCACGACCAGAGACCCCCAACACCGCCGGCACCGCAGATCCACAAAACCACCCCCCACCACCCCAAGGGGGGACCCCATGCGCGAATTTGATATTGCAGTCCCGTACGTTTGTAAATTTTTTGACCCTTTCGCGTCCTTCAAGCGCCTCCCTAGCCAGTTTTTTGCTCCGGAAGGGGTGTAAGTTGCGTAAAACCTGTACCAAAAGTCCAATTCTCAGCAAGCGTAGCGAAAAGATCTCACGTTTTGTGGATTTTCCACAGGTAAGGGAGACTTTCTTGTGAATTCTGTGGAGTTCTGTGGGTTGGTTTTCCCCACGGGTGGGGTCTATAGCCTCCCCCCACGCTTTATTGCTCGAAGCAAAGGGTGGCCGTAGCCAAGATTTCTAGCCGACACCCATAATTTGTTGTCTCACTCCACGTATCACATATTTAAGCTGTGTGGCTAACAGCAGTGGCGTTTTTTGCATGGGGAGTCGGTCCCCGTTTCCGGCCACCAATACCATTCCTGCCGCTCATGCTTTATGTGCAGGGTCTAGGTCGTGCTTGCCTCGCCTGCTTCCCAGCGGTAAGGGCTTGATCAATTGCTTTGAAAGAGATTAGCAGCTGTGTGTGGCGGAAACAACCTGTTGATAAGAAATTATTTTGTGGAAAAGGGTTGACAATCCGGATCCGGTGGTATAGATTGATTCTACCCACTACAAGGAGGAAACATGGAGAGATGGGACGGAGAACAACCGCAGGCTGATCCAAAGGATCGAGACATGCAGGATGGTTGTTGGCGATGACACAGGAAGAATGGATGAAATATGGATGGGAACAGGGTTTCTGTGGTCCACCGCTTTGTTTTACACACGACGGGATCCCAGCATCTCCTGATGAAGAGGAAGAGCTTGATGAAGGTCACGATCCGTGTATTCATGGCATTCGTCTCTACGACGACCGTTCTCACCGTCTAGGGGTGGAAATCAACCACTCGGAGACAAATTGGAGAGCCGAAAACAGAGGATGGACACGATGAGCAGGGGCTACGGCGAATACATCCGTGTTGATGACATCCCGGAGGAATACATCCACATGAAGGAAATCGAGAACGATTACATACACATTGATGACCACCAGGAGGAAATCAAGGCTTGGGAGACCATTGCTGCAGATTTATACGAAGCTGTCAAGTGTTTACAAGAAGTACTCGAAGACAAGAGCGAATGCGGCCCATGCCAGGGCGCTATTCAGAGATACAAGGAGGTAGCAGATGTCTGATCCATTTGAAGTCCAGCGAGCAATCCGTAACGCAACGGAGCGAGCAGGCGACTACACACACAAGCATTACCAAACAGACCCTTCATTAAATGACGGCCCTTACTGGCATAAGCGCTGTATGGAGTTAGAAGAGGAGCTTTTCAAGTACCGGCGTGAATCGTGGCGGCTACGCGATGAATTGCTCGATCTAAAGGAAGCTATTTCAAAAGCTTTGGAAAGGAAGCAATGAGTGCAGCACCACAACCAGTACTCCCGTTTAATCCAATTGAGCGCTTTTTTGGGCGTCCTGAGTATAACGACAGCGATCTTGCAGTGGTTATTGGGGTAGAACGAACATCTATCGAGCGGTGGAGACGAAAAGGAATTCGCTTCTATGTTGCGGATAAGCTCGTCACCCGGCTAGGATACCATCCATCATACTTCTGGCCAGACGAATACTGGACTACACCTTTAGGAGAACAATGAATAACATCACCATCGTAGGCAATATGGGGTCGGACCCTGAATTGTCCTTCACCACGAACGGCAAAGCTAAGGTTCGCTTTAGTGTCGCTGACACCCGTGAGGTCAACGAAAAGAAGGAAACCACATGGCACAAGTGTGTTGCGTGGGGTAAAACTGCCGAGAACATCGCTTCGCTGTTCACTAAGGGCCAGCGCGTCATCTTGAGCGGTCGCTACAAGATGGACGAGTACACCACAAAGACCGGCGAGAAGAAGCAGAACTTAGAGGTATTGGTTGACGATTGTGGGCAGAGCATTCGCTTTGATCTGCCCAATGCCGACCGCCCAAGCTTCTCAAAACCCTCTGCCCCACAATCGAGCATGTTTGAAGATGAAGAGCCGTTCTGATGCTTTCAAACAAGACGCCGCTTGTAAAGGACACGGGCCTGATCTTTGGTTCCCTTCTGAACCACAAGGTAAAGACTTTTTTGCACACGCACGTGCAATTTGTAATGAATGTCCAGTCAAAGTTGACTGCCTAGAATACGCATTAAGTTTTCCGTCAGTAGAAGATACTGCCGGGATGTATGGAGGATTATCACCATGGCAAAGGGAAACCATTCGCCAGAACCGTTCGATGAAGATACGTACCACCGACAGCTCGTATGGGAGGAGTTCCTACAACGGGCCGTCGACGCGGGTAACAAAGCAATCGAGTGGTTCGAGCTTGCCGACTACGCAGACGACGGACTCATTTCTGAAAGCGAACTTGAGGAAATTTATAACGACAGATGGAGCTCAACAGGCAACGTTGTTATCGCCGCATACAACTTCTTGTGGCCAGAGATTGAAGCAATGGCAACAAAGCTGGGAGTCCCATTCCAGCCCGAAATTATGGAAATCGACGGTTTCGAAGATGACAACTGAATACACAACCCCTAAACAAACAAAATTGCTTCTTGGATCCACTAAAGCAGCACCGGATACTGAAATTACAGCTAAAGCACTTGCTGGCGTTTTGGCTGCCGGGTGGCCTGATCCATTACCTGAACACATTGCATCTGCTATCTTTATGGGGTGTTCATATGTAATGAACCTGGGTAAGATCGCATTCGATGCCGGAACCCTAAGTCCGGAAGAAAATGCAGCTATTCAGGGCGTTGCAGAGTTGTCCATGCAAATTTGGAAAAATATCTACGACCAGGTGAAACAATGACCGAAGACGAACTACGGGAGAAGAAGTTAGCAAACATCATTCCCTATGCTTTTACACCAGAGAATGCAGCAGAAAACGCACGTAAGTCTGCTAAAGCTCGTCGTGAAAACAAAGAGAAGTCCCAAGTGGTTCGTCAAGGTTACTCAAAAGAGATCATTACCGCACAGGAACAGCTGAAGAAGCTTGGTCTAACTAAGCTAAGCGAAGATATCTCTAGAGAAGATCTTCCTAAAGTATCTATCGCTATTATGATGGACCACGCTCTTCGCGTTCTTGGCGGCGAATGGGAGATCAAAACAGCAGAAGAAGCTACAAAGATCGCAAAGGTCTGGCATGACATTCTGCGCCTTGAAATGAACCAGGCAACAACAATCTCCGGAACACAGTCGGATACCCCAGAAGGACGTCAGAGTCGATTGGAAGAACTGCGCCTTGAGGCAAAGCGCCGCGTTGAGGGTGGTTTGAGGGCTGTCGCCGGTGATGCATGAGCCATCTATTATCCGACGATGAGTTTAATCAGCTCAGCACTAACGAGCAAGATGAGTATCTTGAGCTTCTTGAAGAAGATCTTTCGGCGTGGTCGCTTAACGGCAACGAACGTCAGATGCGCGCAAACCTACTCCTCAGCAAAGTCGACTGGCTCCTATACGGTGGTGCTGCCGGTGGTGGAAAATCTGAACTCCTTGCCTACCACGTACACGAGCTCAGTAAAAGGTTTCCAGGTCACAGAAGTCTACTTATTAGAACATCGCTACCGGAACTAAGACGATCTCTTATTATTCGTACCCAGGTACGCTACGCACAGATCGAAGTCGACGCCACACTGCGTTCCGTAGACAACGTTAAAGCTTGGTGGTACGACAATGGAAGCATTATTGAATACGGTTACTGCGCCCGCGATGAAGATGTTGGGCAGTTCATGTCTGCTGAGTATGACTTTATTGGTTTTGATGAGGCTACGCAGTTCACGCCGTACCAAATGTTGATGATCTCCGGTCGTCTTCGTACTAGCAAAAAAATGGCCGCATCGGGCGTTAGAACACATGTTATGTTCGCTACCAACCCTGGAGACCGTGGACACACGTTTTTGTACCAGATGTTGGTGGGACCTACACAGTATGGAAAGTTCGCCGTTGTGTATGATGTGTCAAACGGATTCGAAGATCCACCTATTGTAAGGTTGGTCGAGATTCCGGATGACTTGGAGGAACTTGAAAAACTTGAAATTGACCACGATCCCAACAATCATTTGGTTGTTGCCTTTGTTCCTTCTACCGTTGTTGATAACCCGTTTATTGATCCGACGTACAAAAAACACCTCTCAATGCTCCCAGAAACAGAACGTAGACAAAAACTCATGGGGGATTGGGACACGTTTACGGGGCAGTACTTCGTGGAATTTCAACGTGACGTTCACGTTGTACCCCCGTTTCCCATACCGGATTCATGGCAAAAATATCGAGGTGTTGACTTCGGAACAGCCAACCCTTTTTGCTGCCTCTGGGGCGCGGTCGACCCGGCTGACGGGACTATGTATATATATCGGGAGGCGTATGCTAAAGGTCTCACTGCAGCAGAGCAGGCCCGGACTATCAAACGGCTATCTGTATCTCACGAAGAGCGAGCCGAGAATTATGTTATGACCGTTGGTGACCCGTCGATGTTCAACAACACAGCCGGTACAGGCACTACTGTGGCTGGTCAATACAACAACAATGGCGTAATCCTTACCAGGGCTAAGAACCAACGTATTGGTGGCTGGCAGAACGTTCGGCGCTATTTGGGCCCCAGCCCAGTAGACAAAGTTGTAAGATTGAAGATCTTTGATAACTGCGTTAACCTGGTTAGAACCCTGCCGATGATGCGCCACGCGAACACAAACCCGGAAGATCTCGATACCAAAGACGAAGATCACGCAGTTGACGCCCTTCGGTATTTATTAGGGTGTCGCCCCTATGAGGTCCAAAAACGCGCATCTAAGAAGTATTCTGAAGGTGCAGAGGGTCGCGTCCAGAAATACATGGAGCGATTGGATAAAATGTCAAAAAGAAAGACGAAGAGCTGGTAATGCTAAGAGTTGAACATTATTTATATTTGCCCGGATGCTGTTGGTCATGCCGCAGCGTTAATCTACCAACAATCGACACGGGCATTGACCTAGACGGTGCAAACTCGCCAGACGACCCAAATCCGTCCGCAGTTACCAGGATTTACATTTGTGCTGATTGCGCTATTGAAATGTCCCGGATGGTGATGGATGCCCGCAATTTAGATCTAGTTGATACCGGAACAACCAACGTTTTAAATGAAATGGTTCAGACGCTAAGCGAACAAAACGTTCAGTCAGCCGCAAGGATTGAAGAACTAGAGAACGCCCTGCGGGTTGTCAAGTCGATCCCGGCCGCCCCAGAAGAAGCTCCGGCTGCAAAGGCTTTCAAAGTAGCCACACCAAAGGAAGTGAAAAAATGATAGTATTGTCTGCTATAGCCTTGGGTTTACTTGGGGTTGTAATTTGGTTGGTTCGTGAGAACCGGAGATTGACACAGATGGTAATTTCACGACATACAGGCGACTTCACGGCTATGGTACGTGCTGAAAAGAAACAAGCCGCCATCAAGAAGGATAAATCCAAGGAAGATGGGTATCACACTTGGCGTATCCCGTCTGAAGGAGTAGCACCGTGAAACCCTGGGAACCGCCTTCAGCTGCCGATGTTGTTAGCATGTGGCAGAAAGCAGACCAGTATCTCGTAAAAGAACGACGAGACTATTGGATGAACGCTTCTTATTACGCTTCGCACCAGTGGATTTGGTGGGATTTTACTCGCAACATCGTACAGGAACTCGATTATGCTAATGAAGCTGAGCGCGGATCCCGTATTACTATCGACAAGTACGGGCCACGTTGCCGCAGCTTACTTGCTCGACTTACCCGTGCTGAGTTAATCTGGGAAGTTCAGCCAAGTGGCATGGATGACTCGTCTATGCGTCGTCAACGACTTCAGGAACAGATCCTGTTTGCAGAGCAACGGCACAATGATTGGGAAGAAATTCGTGAAATGGCGTTGTTGCAGACACTTTTTGGTGGTGCAAGCGCTATTGCTGTTGATTGGGACCCCGACAAGGGCGAAGACTACATGATGGACCCAATGTCGCAGATTTCCGTACCTACGGGTGGCATTCGACTTACCCCATTGGGAATCAATGAATTCACCCTTGAACCGGGTACACAAAACGAAAAAGATGCTAGATGGTGGATTCGGTGCACAAGCCTTCCACCAGAACAAGTTCAGGAGGCTTACGGACTTGAAGAAACACCACAAGCAGATGCTGAGGCTATGCTTTCTAGCCGCCACCGCAGCATTTTGTTACGTCGTCCTGGCGGAGCGCCGCCGCGAACAACACTCGTCTACGTGTACTATGAACGGCCCACCTCGCGTGGTCCGGGATGCGTAATCCACGTAGTAAACGGCA